TTAAAATGATGAGTTCTAGTTACAACTTCTTTTTCCGCCACAACATCATTATATCTTTGCTGAATATAATCATTTTTATATCTAGGAAATGACAGAAGAATAACTTTACCAAAGTCTGGAAAACGTGAGTCTACCGATGCTCTATACATATCATATATAGCTCCACCAGTTTTAGCTTGCTCATGACCAGTTGTATTCTCTGTAGCAAAGCCTGAAATTTCATCGAGAATGATTACGATAACGTTATAACCTTCCCACGCTTCACGCTCTGAGTGTCCTGAGTGTACTGTTATGGCCTTATCAAACTTCATTTCAGAAGCTTTTGCTTCGTATTTTCCAGTAAACCATGGAGACTTATCTATTCGTGTTTTAAATCCCTTAAAGAAAACATTGTTTGCTTGCTGAGAGTTAATAGCAATATTAATAATATCAATTGAGTCCCCAGGAGGCTTGCCATAATAGGTTGCTGGATCTTTAAGGCACAACAGTAAATATACTATATACGCTACTGATATTGTAGAGCAGTAATCTTTTCCAGAACCCTTGCCAAGCTGGGCAACAACTTCGTTAGCTGTTTGCTTAAACATTCTGACGCCTTCATCTTCACCAAAAAGCTTAATCAGTGTAGACTCTTTATAAATCTGTGAACTTTTTTCAATGAGGGTATGCTGATATTCAGACAATGGTGGGAGACCTAAATATTCTGGACTCTGCACAAAAGTTCTTAGGTCTACTGGTCTTTCTTCAAACTCTTCTCCATCTAATATATCAATTAGATTGCTAAAATCAAATTCCATGGTACTCCAATACATACTTTGTCATAGCCTCAGATACACTTCCATCAATAATTTCTGGTAACAATACATTATCAACTTCTATTCCATTGTTTGTTAAAATAACATTATAGTAGCTTAGAAGATCATTTTCTTTTTTAGTTGCCAGGACTGTTACCTTTGTATTTGGTTTACCATAATACAGATTAACTATAGATGATCCTACATGACAGGCTATATCAGTGCACTCCCTGACAAGCTTTATTTGTTCTATCGGATTCATATCTTCCATGCATACCGACTGATAACCTTTAGACAAAAAATGACTTTCTATTTCTTTTTCATTAGGGTGAACCCTTGAGTAATTTTTTCTAGATATGTATATTTTTTTGTCAGCATCAGAAACTATGGACTTTGACTCTACCTGTTTAGTTATATACGGACGCACCCAGTCAACTGTTTTCCCGTCTATATCTGAACTGCCTCTATCTAAAGTAATTGAAACAAAATATTCTTTCCCGTCCACCTGCACGGGCGAGCCATTAAGCATTACTGAATCATATGCATCGCTACCACTTCTCTGTTTCATAAAGGAATTTTCGTAAAAAACATATGCGTATTCAAAATCTAAATTCATAGATTCTAAATCTTTTAAATTAAAGCACACATAGTCAATCTCTAGTAAATCAAGCCAAAATTTAAATGAAGATCCATCTTCTTCCCTGCCGTGCTCTGCATTTCCCTTTAACCCTAAAAATATTCCATCTGTATCTTTATCTTCGTTAGAAAAAAGAAGTAACTTAAAGTTTGGGTCTTTTTCTTTTAAGAAAAATATTTTAGGCAGATGCTCTAGCATGAAATGAAAAAATCTAGGAGTATAAGCAATTAAATATACTGATCTTCCATCAAAAGATTTTTTAGGATTGTCGTGTATTTTGTCGACAATTGGATTGATCATGGGGGAAGTTGGGCAAAGTGGATCTTTAATACTTTCAGGCAAACTCATTGCTTTATTTGCTTTGTCCCACCTGGTAGGAGAATTAGGCCTCCTGTGCATTAATTCATAAAACTTAAACGACGGGTTTTTATACTTTAAACAAACTTCGTCGTCATTCATTTTGTATACGTCAACTACGCCCTCAAGGTTCACATTCATTTTATTCCTGCAACAATTTCGATAAAGTTGGGTTAGTATGCCTGTACTCCATATCTGCAGGAATATTTAATAATTTAATCTTTATGTGATCTCCAAACTGTCTACTTTCCGATGTAATCAGATCTGAATAGTGGTTATACATTTGTTCAACAAATCCTGCTTGGTTAGGATCATCTAAAGCTAATACTGTAATGTTAACTTCACGATCATCTAGTGGGTCCAAATAATACAAATTAACCATTCCTGATCCTACATAACAAACTATGTCTGATGCTGATCTGCAGATATTTATCTGTTCTTCTGGAGTAAAATCTTCCATGCATATAGCCTCAAAACCCTTCCTGCGATAAAAATTTTCAATAGCTACTTCGCTAGGGTGTACTCTTTCGTAGTTTTTCCTAGAGAAATATATTTTTTTTCTTATATTTTTTTTATTTTTAAAAAATAACTCTATTTCATTTCTTGTATAAGTTATTGCATCTATTTCAGGTGCGCCAGTGCTTCTATGATAAATCCAAGTAGGAATATATTCTATTGAATTTAATTTAATGCTGGGGTTTAACCATTTTTCACAATATGCTTTTTTAGAATCTAGAATTGTTTTGTCTAGTTCTAAAGTCGGAGCTACTGTTTCCATTTTTTCATAGAACACATATGACTTTTCAAATGTTAAATTGGTTCCTGCAAAACTTTTCTTGTCAAGGCATTCAAATTCTATGTCTAAAGCATCAAGCCAGAACTTTAAAGAGGCACACTCTTCTTCTCTGCTTGGAAGTATATTTAAATTTTTAAGGTCCATCCCAATAAAATTTTTATTTTTGTCAAGTTTGTGGTCTCCTAAAAGAATTACTTTAAAATCAGGGTCTATTTTTTTTAAGAAAAATAGTTTTGGAAGAACTTCTAAGTATATGTGATAAAATCTTGTAGTATAAACTATTAAAAAAACAGATTTTTCATTTTCTTTTTTAACGTAATCGTTGTCTATTGAAGTGATTACTGGGTTAAAAGAAGGATGCCTGTAGCCTTTTATTAAATTTAAGGCGTTGACAAATTTGCCCTCTTCATCCTGATCAAAAACTTCGTATTTAGCATTTTTGTAAGATATACAAATTTCTGAAGGAGTCATCCTAAATATATTTTCAACATAGGAGTCATTGTTTTTTGGCAAATTATCTGAGTTGTTAAAAAAATATTTATTTTTATCTTCAGGTTTAAATGATGGAAGGCTGCCCAGGACAAACTTTTCTAGATCCTCTGGGGTTCCAAGGCCACGCATCTCTTTTACCCTTGAATAAGATATAATCTTACCATCTCCTATTGCTTGGTTATAAACTGGAGCTACATAAAATTCATTATTAGTTTTTATTCCTTTTTCAATCATCATTTCAGCGTACTTTACAAAATCAGATCCAGACTTCCAGTAATATATGCCGCAAGTTGCTTCTTGGCCAACTACTATTTTTTCATGAACCTGCTTAACAAAATAATCTTTTATTTCTGCATATGACCATTTATTTTCATTAGATAAAAAGGTTAGTACGGATCCATCTATCCCTGATTGAATCCAGGAGTCCAATTCTTTTTTAGAATTCCATCTAACATACTGATCTGAATTAGCAATTATTAAATGGGAATCATTATTAATAAGATCTTTTGCCAAAAGAGATGATAGTGCAGCTCCATCCAACTTGTTATCCTGTGGAATAATAGTAAAATCTTTACAGAATTCGCTTATATGTTTTTGTAAATTAAATTCTTCTATATGCTCTGATTTTGCAATAAAAATATAATGGGCGTCTAAATCTATAGAGTCGTAAACTAAATTAATCATTGATTTCCCATGAATTTCAATCAAGGGCTTCGGTATAGCATATCCCGCTTCAGTAAATCTAGAGCCTTCACCAGCCATTGGGATAAGAACATTTATTTTTTTTCTTTTTGGGTTTAAATATTCTAAAACAAGTTTAGATGTCAAATCAATTCTGCTGTTAATACTTGCTAATGTAGCACCACTTGCTAAGGCTGCAGTGCGCCCAATCAAGCTGTCCTCAAAAATAACAGTGCTCCATTTATCACTACCTAATTCATCCATACACCTCAAATATATTTCTGGAC